TCCGGTGTGACCACTGGCGGTTGGACGCCATTGGGCCCAGCAGACGCAGGCTTTCCAATCATGAGTTTGAGCGCTTCGTTCTCGCCCTTCAGCCGCGCGTTTTCTTCACGTTCGCGCGCGACCTTTTCGGCCTCCTGGTTCAGCCGGTTGAGCGGCACCATCTGCCCTGTCGTGTCGGGCTTGACTTCGGATGGTGCGCTTGCGGCCGGCGCTGCTGGTGCAGCTGGGGCCGCGGACGTTGCAGGAGTTTCCGGCGTTCCCGCTTCCTCTGCCTCTAACGCCTTCTTGGCGTTCCAGGCTTCGAGCTCGTCGACGTCCGTAGGCGGAGTATCGGCGGCGGTTGCCGGTTGCGATGACGGTGCCGGAACCTCGACGTTTTCGGTCTCGGCGACGGCGGTGTTGATCGTGTCTTCAAGTACATCCATTGGCCTTCAATCCTCTATCGCTGGATTTTGCGAGGGCGCCCGTAAGCCCGGCGACGGCGTTGCCGATCACGCTCGGCAACAAGCGAGGACGCCCGAGAATTCGCCCGGCGGCGGCGTAGAAATTTGGGGTGGACTAGTTGGCGATAACGAGCGCCGAATTAGTCCGGGAGATCAGGGAGCGGCACAGCCTTGCCCGCCATCGCGTGCGTGCAGTCGCCGCAGAAATGCAGGATGCCGGCGCCCAGGATGTAGTGGCAGATAGTCCGCGCATCCTTCGGGCCGCCGGTGTGCTTGAAGCTCGGTTGGAACGTCGGCGAATTCAGATCGCCATCAAACTTCCAGCGGTCGGGCAGCGGGTGAAGTTCCTCGCAGGCCGGGCACCAGTGGAGGTACATGCCCTCCGCGCGCCGTAGCTTCGCGCTGACCTTGCTCATCGCGGCGGCCATGTCCGCGAGCGACGGCACTTCTCGTGCGCGACGCGATCGGCCTTCGTGTCCGTGCAGCCCTTGCGCATGTAGTGAGCCGTCCAGGCCTTGATGCGCGGGCCCTCATTCGGTTCCTGCCAGTACCAGCCGCCTTCGGGCATCAGTGGACCGCGTCGCTCGGAAGCGGATGGCTCACGAAGCATTCGAGGATCGAGTGCGTGCCGTCTTGCGGCACGGGCCGCGTGCATCGCGGGCACGGCATTCCGGCGCCGCAGCCGCAGGCATCCTCGCGGAGGCTATCGCCCGCCCACGGACGATTGGCGTGGTTCTCGCAGACGATCCCGGTGCCGTCGCAGTTCGTGCAGAACATCATACCTGGGACGGGCCCATGTAGAGCTTGCCGTCCACAATCTCTTCGAAGGTAAGTTCAGCGGTGCTCGGGTCAACCGGCGCCCTGCCGCGTTGCGCAAGCGCGTTGTTCAGCATCGCGACGCCTTCCGGCATCATGAAGTCTGATACTTCGGCCGCGCCCTTGCAGTCGTCACAGACAGCTATGCCGGCAAGCGCAGAGAGCGGCGTGCTCGTTTTCGGATAGCCGCGCGCCCACACGCGAAATCCAATCTGCCAGCGCGCTTTGTTGGTGCATCCCTTCCGATTGCAGTCCATCAGTGCAGCGACGGCCTTGGCTGGCCCTTCGCGCGCTTGAACTTCTCTTCCGGCCGCGCGTCGAGCATCTCGTGCGCGATCTTCCAGGCGTCGTGCGCCTCCTGGCAATTGTTCATGAAGCCGTCGAAGCCGATCTCGGCCATGGCCTGCTCGGCGGTGCCTTCGTATTCGACGGGGAGTTGCACATCGCCGTCGCCGTCCATCCAGAGAAGGACGAAGCGCTCATACTCGCCCTGCATGAAGGGCCCGACGGGCGGGCGGAAGTGCGTGAACACGAGCACCCACGCGCCGCCGAAGTTCAGCTTCTCGTTCAGGCCTGTCAGCACATCGATCGCGAGCATCCGCGCCCAGGGACCGCATTCGGGTCCGCAAGTGTTGTGCACGAGGATGTCGCTGTTCGAGCGCTGCAGCACGGCGAAGTGCGCGCCATCAGCGCCGCCGAACTCCGCTTCCGCCTGGAACCGCTTGAGCAAAACCGGCGTAATGAGCGTGTCGTCGTCGAGCCTATGCACTGACTTGCCTCATGGGGACGACGTTTTGTTGAGGTTGCGGTAAGCCCGCAGGCGCCGCAGCGGGCGGCGGAGGAAGCGCTGCTTGCCCTGGCGGCGGGCCCGAGGGAGGAGCACCAGGCCCGGGCGCCTGCGGTCCGGCGGGAACGGCGTTGACGCCTGCAACCGCTTGCAGGAGCGCCGCCTTCCATTCGTCTTTGCGCGGGAGCGACGAGAGGTCGATGATGAGATCGGGGCGCATGCCGGCGAGCGCTTGGCCGATGGGCCCGAGCTTCTCCAAGATCATCAGCATCTCTTCGAACTGTGCGGATGCAAAGGTCGCAGCAAGCGGCGTCTCGTCGATCGCGATCTCGTAGCGCCCCATGGTCAGGTCGTTGATGATGCGCGAGACGTTGGTGATGGGATCGGTGACGCGCTGGTTGATGACCATCTGCTGCTGCTGGCCGCTCTCGCCCATGATCCTGAGCAGGCGCTGCTCGGTGTAGTGATTCTGGAAAATCTCCAGCCACTTGACGCCCTGCAGTTCCTTGGTGCGCGAGAAATTGGTGAGGTAAATCTGCACGCCGACGACGGTCTGCCGCTGCCTTGCCTCGATCGCCCTGCCCGATTGGCCGATGTCGAGCTCGCCGAGCGCTGCATCGTTGATGCCGGCGACCTCTTTCATGTCGTCGGTCGCGTCCTTCTCGGCATCGCGCAAGCCTGCGGGCGTCGACGACGGCTCGATCTTCTTGGGCTCGACGGTGCCCTTCCACTTCATCGCGAAGCCGGGCTCGCCACCGTGGTTCAGGAGCTTTTGCTCTTGATCCGGGTCGAGCGATGTCTCGTGGTACTTCCAGCCCGAGTGCGCGGTGCGCATCAGCGTGTCGATGCGCGATGATCTGCGCTTGTTGATCTCGCGCTGCGGGTCGATCAAATCCTCGATCGCGCCCCGCGTGACGCCGCGGCGGAAATAGGGGAAGTAGCCGGTCTGCGTGAAGGTCTTGTAGGGCGACCACTCGTCATACGCGATGATGTCGCCGACGAGCGTCGTCCACCTGATTTTCCGGATGGTGCGCCGATCGATGTAGAGCGGGACCGCGTTCTGCTCGGCCCACCACATGACCTTGGCGATCTTCTCCTGCCCCCAATCGTCGGGGATCTCGGAGCGGTCGCCGGTTTCCAGATCGACGAAAACCTTGGCCGGCTTCTTGACCCAATGCTGGAAATCCATGATGCGCAGCGACTTGCGCAACGGATCGTAGAACCCGCCCAGCTGGTTATAGATGTTGTCCCACCATTCCGAGCCGATGTCCTCGGAATTGCCGAACCGGCGGATGGGCGAAATCTCTTCGTCCATGGGATAGGGCGCATAAGAGGCGATCGGCGTGCGCCCCAGCGCGAAGGGCTCCACTTCCTTGCGAACCGCCTCCCCGTAGCAGAACTCGATCTCATCCAGGCACGCCATCTTGGATTCGATGGTGTAGCCGCAGGTCTCGTTCAGATCGTAGGTCTGCCCGTCGGGATCGAGATAGGTCGCGAACGGATCGCAAGCGCGCGACTTCAGTTCCCCGAAATCGTTGCGCTGGAAGTCCATGCGGTCGTCGTAGAAGCCGCGCCCGGTCGAGATGCCGTCCATGAACACTTCGACATCGATATAGGGAAGGTGGGTGATCTCGCTCGCTTGCTTCGCGATCTGCGTCAGCGTTTCGGCGACGGCATCGGACCCTGTGCCATCGCTGCCCGAGAGGAACGTGAGGTCGATGCGGTTGTTCGAGAAGAAACCGACGAGCAACCTGATCAGGCGGCTGATCTTGTTGATCGTGAGGACCGGGCGGCCTTCGAGCGCATTCATCGCCTCTTGGGTCCATTGCCGGCCTTCGAGGAAGTCGACGGCCTGCTTGGCAGGCTCGGCCCATTTCGCGTGCGCCTGGCTCGCCCGCCACCAGCGGTCGATCAGGAGCAGGACCAATTGCGTGTCCTGCTTCGGCAGTTTCTTCTGCGGGATCGCGCCGTAGGCCATGGACTATTCGGCTGCCATCTTGTCGGGCGGTGGGGACACGGCGAATTTCCGGTGCACGCCATCAGCCCCGAGCACCGTCACTTTGCGCCCGCGTGAGGCGGCCCATGGTTCCAACTCCGAGAGCGTCTTGGAATAGGCGTCGTCGACGATCAGGAGCGCGCCTTCGATGCGCTCGCTGAGCATCTCGTAGAGGCCCTTGCGCCCGAAGCGCTGTTGCGGGCCGTCGCAGAGCACGATCTCGAAGGATGCGGGCAGATCGTCGGGGACTTCGTACCAGATGAAGCCTGCCTTGTAGGGACGCAGCGGCGCGTAGTGGAGCGTCACGGAATTGATGCCGTATCGCGCCAGGGCGCCCGCGGTGCGCCTGAAGTGATCGAGGTCGTGCTCGAGCGCGTGCACCCTGACGCCGGATTTCATGGCGGCGATGCCCATGATCAGCGTGGAGAGGCCCGAGCCGGTCTCGAGCACGGGGCCCTTGGCCTGCAGCACAACCTCATGGGCCGCGTAGAGAAGTGGCGATGTGGCGGCGAAATGATTGCCCCAGCCCGCGAAGGCGTCGGCAAAAGCGTCAGCCGAGGCGTCGCCGTTGTAGATCGCGCCGAGGCCTTTCAGGAGCCGGGGATGATCGATGCCGGCCTGTTCGCGCCAGAAGTCGGCGAGCGACCCCGTCCATTCCATTTCGCCGGTATGGCCGAACTGCATCTCCGGCGAGACGAAGACCTTGCCGCCGAGGGAGCGCCAGGCGCGGCAGAAGGAGTAATCCCCAGACCAGCGATGACCGTCGGCGAACGTGCGCTCGAAGACGATGGTGTAAGGCATGGTGCCGGGTTGATGGTTCTGCCCTTCGAATCGGCGATCGGCGAACTTCGTCATCAAGGCTTCGACGACGTGGCGCTGGATGCGCATGAAGCCCGCCGGCACGCCTTCGACTTCGACAAGCCCATCGGCGCGCGCGCGGATCTCGCCAGGGAGCGAGTAGACCGGCCAGGAAGATTGATCGCCCTTTTTCGGATAGACGCCGGCAACCACGTCGGCGTCGTACTGGGCGAGCTTGGCGAGGTTCTCCGGAACCCAACCGACGTCCGCGTCAATGAAGATGAGGTCGGTCAGATGCTCGCGCATCATGAACTCACGCAGGATCGAGTTGCGGGTGTCGTCGACGTGGCAGTTGTAGCTTTCCGTCATGTGGTCGCCGGCGAAGCCCGCGTCTCTCAGCGCGTGCAGGCTCGGTCCGAACGAGGACAGATAGGCCGCACTCACGGTGCCGTTGTAGGTCGGCGTGGCGATGAGGACGTGTCGCGCGCCCAGCGCCGGCGGATACGGGCACGGGCTATAGGTGATCTTGGACACTGAGGCTACGCCGCGCCCTTGATCCAGCCGATGGCGACGAGGTCGGCGCGGATGCGCAGCAGGAGCGTCGATTGCTTCGCGCTATCGACGATCAGCTTGTTGATCTGCGTCCGGTAGGACTTGGCCACCGTGGACGACGAGAATGCCCACATGCCGGTATAGGCCGCGCTGAAGACCGTGGTCGCAATCGCGGTGATCGTCTGCGCGGTGTACGCGGCCTGGGCGGTCGCGGCGCGCTGTGCGACGGGGGTGACGCCATAGACGCCGATCGTGTCGGTGATGGCGTTGCCGAGCGCGGTGTTGCCCGTCGAGGTGAGGTTCGTGAAGACGCCGGGGCCAGCAGTGCCGTCGCTGGCCAGGAGGGCGTAGATCGCTTCTGCGTTCACATGCCACGCGCTGCCGAATGCGGCTCTCAATTCTGCAAGTGTAGGCATAGACTAACTCCCTTGGTTAAGAGGAACCTAAATCCGTGCGGCGGCACTTCGAGGTGATGAGGCCGCCGAGCTGCGCGGTCATGCGGCCGATGCTGTTGGGCAGCACGATGGGAAGATTGCGACTGCCGCCCGGTGCCGGTGGCGCGCCGCCTGCGGGCCCAAAGTACGTGTCGCCGAAGTAGTGGTTGCCGAAATATTGGCCGAACATGCTACGGCGTCAGCGTCACGGCGCTGCGGTTGCCATCCGCGTCGGTCGTAGCCACGATAACGTCAGCATTATCTGCGATGTTGCGGAACACTGGAGCGTTCGTGTCCATTCCGCTCACCTTCCCGAGCAAGGCCACCGCGATCATCTTCACGAGCTCGTCAAACGTATGCGAGCCGTAAGCCGCCGAGAACGCGCGGGCGAAGACGGCGTCCCTGATCTCGTTTGCCGCATCGGCCGCCAAGGCATCGGCATCGATGGCGCCCGTGGCGACGACCGCCGCAGTCACCGTGCCGTTCGCCATTGCGCCAACCGAGCTATCCATGCGGCCGCCGACGAGCGCCGCAGGCAAGCGGGCCTGGATGTCCTCGGTGTCAGCCACGATGGCGGTCGTGGCCGCGATGATCAGCGATTGATCGGCCGGATCGCTTGGCAGGTTGTCGGTTTTGGCCTTGATGTCATCGATCTTGGTCTCGATACCCGGCAGGTTGTCGGTCTGCCCTTCGATGTCGACAAGGTTCGCCGCAACCGTGGCGCCGCTCCCCAGATCGGACGGGGTGCCGAGTCTCGTTTCGAGATCGTCGACCTTGCCCTCTACATCGGCGATGTCGGCCGAGACGCTCGCGCCCGCTGGCGCGCCAAGGCGGGCGAAGCTGTCGCCCGTTTGAACCGTGTTGCCGGTGTACGTGGTCACCGTATCGGTCAGAACAACTCCCTGCACCTTGTTGGTCGCCGGGTCGTAGCCATCGTCGGCAAAGTCCTTCAGGTCCGCCGCCGACTGCGTTCCGCCGTTCAGCGCAAGCATGTCGGATTTCATGTTGCCGCCTGCTGTCAGTGCAGCCGGGAGCCTTGCCTGAATATCGTTCGTGTCGCCGATGATGTCTCCGGCCGTCTGGAGCGTACCGCCGACGCGAAGCGTGTCGGCCTTGATATTCCCATCAGCCGTGAGCGCAGCGGGAAGCCGCGCCTGAATGTCGTTGGTGTCGGTTTGGATCGACGCCGTCTCGGCCTTCACGGCGACGACATCTACGCCAACGGTCGCGCCGGTCGCATCTGTCACAACGGCCTTGTAGATCGTGTTGGTGTCCGCTACCGGGTCGCCTATCGCCTGCCCGAGCGTCCCCTGTGTCTGATGCCCGGTCATGTCTTCGTCGAGCACTTCGTCAACGATCTGATCTATCTGCGCCTCAGTGATCGCGACGCGCCCGGAGGCGGTGTCAATCTCTCCCGTTCCCGTGCCGTCCTTAACCGTGACAATCGGATAGCCCCCGGTATGTTCTACGGGTGCGGCGGTCCCTCGCCACACCCAGACATCAACAGTTGGAAATTGAGTATCTATATCGAATTCGTGCTGGGCCGAAGCGTTGCCGTAGGTCTCAATGATGAATGACTGATCTTCAACCGCCTTCGTCGCGCTGTCTGCAACAGTGACCACCACTTCGGCCGCTTGCATTTCGGTTGCGGTCAATGAGAACAGCCATAGCGCTGTGTTGCCCATAGTAAGGGCGGTCGGTAGGTTGGTGACGTTGGCCGCCGCCCCACCATCCTTAGTTATTTTCACGTCGCCAGCGGCAGGCGTCCAATCGGCACCAACCGCAAAGTCCACAACTGCGCGCTTGACTACCGGGATCCGGATGGTGGTTGCCGCACCGTATTTTCTGAGAAAGTGCCCCATCTACGACACACCTCTCTCAACGCCGCGATGGACGCCTCGAGGCGTTTGCCTCTCGTCTTCGGCAGGGGCGGCCTCAAGGAGAAGTACGCCACTACCATCTTCAAGCTGGAAGCCGCCGCTCGCATCCTCAAGCAGATATTTGTCAGCCATTGGTGAGCGCCGCGGGAACGATCGCCATCAATTGCTCAGGCGTCGTGGCCGCATCGATCGCGGGGTCGGACGTCACGTCACGCAACGCCTGCTTCTTTTTGGCGATGTCCTTCTTTTTCTGTTGGTCGCCATCCTCATCGGCCCGCATGTATTCGAGATCGAGCTTGTCGAGCAACGGCGTGCGGCGCTGGCGCAGATGCTCGCGATGCACTTCCCGCGCCTTACCCATATCGACATCGGGCTTGTTCCGCCCTGGCGCGTCTTTCCACGCATCGCGGAAGTAGCGGTCGGTCATGGCGTAATCGTTCGGGACGAAGCGCCAACTGATCGGACTGAGACCGCCGACCCATGATCCCGACGCCACATGCTTGGCGATCAGGCTGTCCACATACTCAGGTGTTGGATCGTAGCGTTTGCCCGTAGACGGCTCGTGCGTGATGACGCGCATGACCGACACGCCGCCATCGGCGCGGGTGATCGCCACAGTGACGATTTCTGGCGCGCTCATGGTAGGTCTCCGAATCCGAGCACAAGCCAGTTGTCGGGATCGTTCGGGTTTGCGGCGGCCGTGCCGCCTTCCGTCATCTGCGAACTGCAAACGGTGAACGTGCCTGCCGCCCGCGTGGTGAAACTCGCTGCGGTCGTGTTCGTCGTGTCGTTCGCGGTGTTCGTGTCATCAATCGAAACCTGCCCGCACCACGTCGCGGCGGCGAAATCGGTTGCTATCGTCCCGTCAGCGATCCCGACTGCGGTGTCGGCAATGCTCGTCATGTTGTAGCTCTCGTTGATCGTCGTGGAATTGCCGGTCCACGAGACCCAGAACTTCGCCGCGCTCGGATGGAAATGCTGGCGACCTGGGACTACCGCACGAGTGTTGTCTGTGCCCGTCTCCATCTCGGATTGAATGGCAATCTCGATGATGCCAGCTGCCGTATCGGACGCCGCTGGAGACGTGAAGTCCTTGATCTGTTGCGCCGTGACCTTCTTCGATGTCGTGGCGCTGACATCGTTCGCGGGGAACTCATCGCCTGAGGCAACCGCGTCAATCGCGGTCAGGGCGCTGATTTTTGTGTCGGCCACCTAACGCATGGCCCCGACGAAATAGCCCATCGCCGCGCGGTCGAACGGCATGTAGTTGGGATAATCCAGCGACAGAGCCGATAGATCGAAAGTGCGATCCAGGCCAGGGCCCACGATTGAGAAGCTCTTGAACATTCGCGCGCCAAAATCCGCGACAACGCGGAGCCGATACTGAACATTCGGCTGCAAGCTCTGCCCCAGGACTTCGAGATGCCAATTCCGCTCAGTGCTCGGCGTGCCGTTCATCGTGGCTTCCGTGCCCGCCGTCACGAACACGACACCATCAGGTCGGACACCTACGAAGGCCATCCAGTCGCCACCGGCAACGTGCAGGGGCGCTTGCAATCCCTCCAGCCATTCGTGGTCGATGAACATGATCGTTTCATTGTGAAGCCCGGCATCAAAGCGCATGAAGGTTTGCGCGTAACCGATGCCCGGCTGGGCCAGAAAGTTCTGTATTGCTTGCGGCTGGTGGACCAGCTTCACGGCCCCGCTTAGCCGATTAGGCTGGCTCCCCGGCGTGGGATCGGCCGCGAGTGCGTGCGACCCGGCAAAGACGGGCGAGGTCACGATCTGGATAAGCGAGTCGTCCCTTTCGAGATACCACTTCTTGTCGTCGTAATTCTCGATCAGGATCGGCGGGCCCGTCAGAGGCTGCGGCCCAACCGTGCTGATCCGCTCGAGGCTGTCGAGGAACGCGCGCTGAAGCGACCCGTCAGCACGAACGATGCCGCCCTCCGCATTGTCGAAATACACCCGAGGATTGGTCACCGGCTCCCGCTTTCCGAAGATGGCGAAGGTCATTCGCTCGCGAGGGCCTTCACGCGGGCAAGCGCGCGGGACGCAGCGGCTTCGCGTGCGTTGGCCGCATCGATGGCCTTCGCAAGATCGGCGTTTAGCGCCTCGGACTTCCCGCGCTCGGCTTGAAGGACGGCAATGGCCCTGTCGTGGAGCGCGACCTGGGCGGAGAGATCGGTCTTGAGTTTTTCGACCTCGGCTGTGCGCTGGGCAAGAGCCTCGCTCTCGCGCTTCAGCGTGTTGCGCTCGGTCTCGACGATGGCGTCGTGCTTCGCGCGGGCCTTGATAAGATCATTGCGCGTCCGCTCCGCCTGCTCGTTCATCTGCTCGCGAGCGGCTTCGACCGCCTGGCGCTCGGCCTGCAGAGCTATGCGCGCATCGTTGGCATCGCGCTCGGCTTTTCGTGCGGCGGTTTCGCGCTCGAGCGCCTTCGCCTGGGCGGAGTCGAGATCCGCGAGACGAGACTTGTAGCCCTCTGGATCGGCCGCGACGGATGCGACCGTGTCCAACAATTGACGGCCGGCGTCTTCGCTTCCACGGCCCACGCGAGCAACTGGCGCTTCCATGTCTGCTTACCCCTTGCCGTAATAGGAGATCGTGACGAGACAGGTCGCAGCGGAGATCAGTCCGATGATGTCGCCGGGCTCCACTGCGACGATGTACGGATTGAGGACCGAGCCCGAGCCATCGGCGATATCCGTTGGGACCGCCGCCGTTCCGCCGCGCTTGGCATAGAAGTCGACCGTGCCGCCGAAGACCGCGAAGTGCGCGCGGGCGGGGACGGTGATGTCCTCGTTCGTGTTGGCCGCGAGCGCCTTGCAGTCGACGTAATCCGACAGCGGCAGCGCAGAGAAGCCGCCGGAGCCTTGCTTTGGGTAGCCTGACTGCATTTGTCCGTTCCTCTAAGCGGCGAAGATGAAGTCGTCCGCGGCCAGCGGCGCAGTACCAAGGACGTCGAGATCGACATCCCACGTCGCATCGCCCGCCACGACTTCCGCATGGACGTGCTCGCCGCCGGCAATCGGTGTGATCGTCAGATCGCCGAAGTCCAGCGCGCGCACGACGGCGGCCAGCAAATCGGCCTCGCTGTAATGGGTGGTGATGGGAGAGAAGTCGATCTTGTCGCCCTCTGCCGCGCTGAAATCGGTGATCGTATCCTGGCCGTAGATGGCATTGGAGAAGAACCAATCGAAGACGAACGTGTCTGCTCCGGTTCCGCCGGTCAGGATGTCCGCGCCCTGGAACGAAAAGAACATGTCGCTCCCGCCCGCGCCGTCGAGCACGTCGGGCGGCTGATCGTCGCGATTGCTGCCGACGAGAACTTCATCGGCATCGGTTCCGGTAATCGCTGTTAGAAGCGATACGTCTTGCTTCTTGCCATGTCCGTTACGTGCCATGTCGATCTCCTATTTGCCCATCCACTTGGATCGGCCGCGTGAAGTCGAAAGGTTTGCCTGGGCGACGAGCTCGGCCATCAGCGAGCCGTTCGCTCGGCCGCTCGAGGCGGTTGCGCTCGGCGCCTGCACGTTCGCCTTGACGTCCTCGTCCTCGATACGAGCGAGGCTGTCCAAGCCGTCGTCGTTAATGACGAGCGGGAACGCGCTGTACTCGCTCTTGATGAAGGCCTGGATCGTGTCGACGGCCCGGCCTTCGTGGTTTGTGTGCACGCGCCCGCCTTCGGGGAGGAAGATGCGACCCTGCTCGAACAGCGGTTGTAAGCGCTTGATGCGGTCTTCCTTGGCGATCTGCCCGCCCAAGGGCGTAATCGTGAAGCGATAGTTCTGCTGGTTCTGGACGTACTGGATGTGCTCGATGTCGGCCTGCATCCCGTACTCTTCGTAGAACACGGTGCCGCGCCATCTGCGGTGAAGCGCGAAGACGGCCGCGGTGCGCTCCGAGAGGTTCATCCGATCCTTCAGGTGATCGATGACGTACCAATTTTCGTCGGCGCCTAAGCCAATGACCCAGATCGAGGTGAAGTCGGAGGTTTTCTTCTTCTTGCTGGCCGGATCCACGATGATCGCGATCGAGAGGTTCGCGGTATGCTCGGCCGGCCACCATTTGAGCCAGTTGAGATCGAAGCCGCTCTTGAGCCCGCCCTTCGGGTTGAGCAGCATCTGCGTGTGGAACGTCGAGCTGCCCATTTCCTTGAGCTTGTTGAGCAGCACCTCGCTCGACATCAGCACGCAGTTCGCGGGCGCGCAGTTGTCGCTTCCGTCCTTGGTCGCGGGGTAGATGCGCGGTCGGATGCCGCGCTCGATCATCGTGTGATAGGTGTCGAACAGCGAATAGAACGTGCCGACGTAGCGCGCGGGCTGCCCTTCGATGCCGAGAGCGAGCGACAATTCCCACGCTTCCGTCGTCTTGGCGATCATGTCGGCGTTGGAGACCGAGGCCTTGACCACGGTGTCGTCGTAGACGCGGCGCCAGTAGTGCGGACCGGTCGGCTGGCCATCCATCAGGCCCCAGGCCTCGATGGTCTGCTCCTTGGGATTGCCCTTGCGTTTGACCGTGATGCCGTCGTCCTCGCTCCATTTGGGAGCTTCGTTCTTCGGATCGGCATAGAGCACATCGGGGAACGTCGCCTTCAGATACTCGTTCGTCTGGAACTCCGTCATGATCTGGCGGAGGAAGGCCTTGGCGCGCGGCCGCGTGCAGCTGAAGAGCCCGAAGGTCAGTTCGTTCGGGATGCTCGGTTCATCGCCATGGGAGGCGAGGATGTCCTGAATCGTCTTGCCGAAGGTGATGATCGAGGACTTGCGATGCTCACGCGCCCAAAGATCGAGGCGGTTGTCTGGCTCGGCCTGCACCTCCCGGCAGCGGTCGAACAGCCACGGGTGCTCCATGTCAGGCCTGCGGAGGTAATACCTCAACAGGAAGTAGAGGTCGCTCCGGCACAAATCCCTGACCGTTGCCGCGCGCTGCGGCGGCGACAGCCTCCGCAAGGACTCGATCAATGGCTGATAGGGTGCGAGTGAAGACAAAAGCTCCAGGGTCATTGTCCCTTTCAGGATCGCGTTCGGGGGCGAACATCTTGAGATAGCGACCGAGATCGACGAGGGCGTCGCGCTTGTTGTGCAGCTTGAACTTGATGCGCGTGACGCGCCGCGCGGTCGGCTCCTTGCCCTCGGCCAACTCTGTCAACGGATCGTCGAGCTCGACCTCGGTGTCGATCGTCATCTCATGCACCGCGGCCATCTGCCGGCGGGTGAGATCGGTCATCTTCTTGAACCGCGGCAGGCCGGTCGCTTCATCCTCTTCAAGGAAGTCCATCATGTTGACGAAGGCGAGGCGCGAAAGCTCGACGATGACGTCCTTGGCTTCGACATCAGCCTTCTCGGCTGCGTCCTGCATGCGGCGGCGGATGGCGGCGGCAACGTTCGGCTTCAGCATCAGATGCTGCGAGTAGGAGCGCTTGAAGCCGGCCGCCTCGGCCGCTCTGATGGCGTGCGGGTCGACGACATAGCAATCGACGAAGCGCTGCTCACGCGGATTGAGCGGTTTCTTGTAGTCCCACTCGGGCAGGCGCCCAACGGTGTTCTTGCGCTGGGGCTTTTTCCTGGCGGCCATCAGCGTTTGAGGCCCTTGATCTCGCGCGCCAAGATGAGCAGGGCGCAGACGATCTCATGGTCGGCCGTTGGGGCGGCGGCAAATTTAGAAGCGATGAACGACAGCCTTCCGATCAGATCGTCCAGCGTGTCGAACGGCCGGATCGAGTTGCCCATCTGGTATTCGTCACATGCACAGGGCTTGTTCGTCATGGCTCACGCGGCCGGGAGGTTCGCGGCAGGCGGGATCGGGATGCAGCGCAAGTAGGCCTCTTTCCAGCCATTCTCGTCGCGAAGGTGGTCGATCACGGCGGCGCTCGCATCGCGGGCCTTCGCGCAGGCTTGAGCGCTGAAATGGTACTCAACCGGTGACATCGCGGATTGACCGTCGGGGAGCGTGATGAAGATCATGAGCGCGTAGATCACGGCGCATGGGCGTTGCCCACATCACGCCGCCTTCTTCAGCGCGGACGAGGTCTCGATCGCCGGCGGCATGCCGTTCACGAGATTGGAGCGGATCGACCAATAGCCGTCGAGGCAATGGGCCCACGCGCGCACGGTCGGGAAGCCGCGGTCACACCACGACTTCTCGATGGTCTTGACGAGCTCACGCGCGCCCTCTTCGGACGTGTATTCGGCGTTGCGCGGGAGTGAGGGGGAGTGTTTGCCCATCAGGCGAACCGCTCGAGGCGTTGAAGCGCCGCCTGAAGGCGAGCGCGGACGGCGTCCATGCCTTCGATGCAGAGATCGAGGCGGGCGTTGAAGGCTTGGGGCATTGTCGCGTTAACGCCATCCGCACCGCGCGGGTCGGCAGGCGCTTGGCCCGTGAGGCGATCGGCGAGGGTTTCAACACGTTCGGCCATCGCCATCAGCCCACCGAGGCGCTCCATCATGCCGTTGAAGATGGCAGCGCTCTGTGGAGGCTGGCCGGGGGCAGGCTGCTCTGGCGCGAGAGCGCGTCCGACCAACCCACGATTCGAACTTCCCACTCCGGCGTAAATCTCGTTCATAGTTTCCTCCCTGGTTAACCCATTTCCATGTTGTGGATGCGGCGTTGGTGGACGCGCCAGTCGTCTTCGAGGCGCTTCAGCTCGGCGTCGTCGTAAGCCTCGTCGGACAAGCGCTGCGCCTCGCGGCGCGCATGATATTCTTCGGGTGTCTCAGCGCGGGGCGGCTCGGAATAGGCCCGCGTGAACACGAGATCGGAACCCTCAGGATAGGCCTGAACGACCGGCTCGGAACGCTTGCGGAAGAAGCGCGTTATCGCCTTTTGACAGACGCACAGCCAGGACGGGTGAAAGCCCTTCCTCATGGCTGGCTCACTATTGCCAGCGAATCACGCTCGACAATCAATGGGGTTTTTCGCCCGAACAAGTCAAGCAGCACACGGACGCGCGTGCCTTCGTGAAAGTCGACGAGGCCTTGGAAATCGCAGAAGGCGTTGTTGGGATCGATGATCTTGACCTGCGTGTCCTTCGCCAAGGCCGGGCCCTCGGTTTCGACTGGCTCTCTCAGCACGTAACCATCCTCAGTGTCCTCCAATTGGTTCTTGATCCACTGCACCGCGCCGTCGGGCAGCGGCCGCGGTTGTCCCACATAGGGCCGCCAATTCGCCCCCGTCACGTCGGCGATGTTCTTCGGGCGTCCGCGAGGCCGGACGATGCCGACGATCGTCCAGACGCCCGGCATGTGGAGCAGCTCGCCCCACGAGAGATCGAACGGGTCGAACAGCACGAACAGGTAGTTCGGGTAGAGCGGGCGGAGCACGACGTCCTTGCGCCTAGCGTGCAGCACGGTTTTCTCGGCTTGGGGATAGAACGTGGGACGACCACGGGCGGCGATGGCATCGCGGGCCAAGCGCTCGTGGCCGCCGATGGTTTCCACGACATGCCAACGGCTGCGGGTCACGTTCATTGCGTTCATGGTGCTGATCACTTCCTCCCTACGAACAGCGCCGCGACGAGGTGCGCCAAGCCCTTGAGCACGACCCACGCGCACCAGCAGACGGCGGCGATCAGCGGGAGCAGCAAGGCGAGCAGGAGCGTGTCGGTCATTGCTTCGTCTCGAGCTTCGCCAGCTCCGCCATCGCAGCCCCGCGGCGCTGCTCCGCACGGGCCAGCAGACGTCGCCGCGCCTCTATGTCGAGCCCCGCCCCCAACTTGATGCTGATGTCGGTCGCCTCATCGGCGATGCGGTTGAGCAATGCGCTTCGCTCGCTTGGCTCACAGCGCCTGAGGTCAGCGGGCAGGCTCGCCAGACGGTCAAGGAATGCGCAACACTCTTCCAAGTCTGTCGGGTCGGTCATGTCGGTAGATTCCCCACGAACAGCTGGGAAGGCGACGATGGTCATGACAGCGGTTCCTCGTTGGCTTCGAGGGTTGGCGCGGACGCCGCCACCTTCGCCTCGACCCACTCGCGCAGCATGGTCATCGGCCTGCTATTGGCCCTGAGAGGCAGCAGAACCTTTGCGTGCACGGGGATATCTAGCCGCACCCCATGCCGAAGGTCGTATTGCGGGAGGCGGATCGCAAAGCCCCGCACCAAGCCGAGATAGGTGGCGACGTCGAGCGCCTCCGTCCCTGCCGGGAACGTCTCGCGCACGATCTTGTCGAATTCGGCCTGCAACCGCTCGATGCTCATAACACCCCCATTTCGCTCAGGATTTTCCACGTTGCGAAGGCGACGCCTGCGAGAAACCACAGCGCCGTATATGTGCATATTGCGATGATTGGGTAAACTACGATTAGCCTTCGTACTACCATCGAGGCAGGGCTGCAGAATGCAGTGCGGAAGCGTTTCAGGAGAGAGCTAGAACGCGCAAAATCAAAACCAATCTTGTTCTTGTTATACTGGGTAGTAGTTATAAGTACTACTTCCGCGCGCGCGCGCGAGGACTTGGGCTTCCAACCGAAAGGCAGTCTTTCCTTGGTTGGAAGGCGGTTGGAAGGCGGTTGGAAGCGCCGCCGTTTCTTCCGAGCACTGTTCCAACCGGTCGGTTGGAAGGCGGTTGGAAGGTCGGTTGGAAGAATGGTCATACCAGCCTGCCTTCATCGTGGTTGGCCTGCTGTGGCGCAGGCGTGCCGTCCTCGCCGGGATACCGGATATGCGATGGACGGATGTAGGTGCGGCGCCGGGACTTCGGTCCCATCTCGACGAGCACCATTTTGCCGCTTTCGATCATGCGGTCCTGAGCCGCGACGGCAGACTTCCAGGAGATGTCCTTACAGCTGGGCAGGTTCCTCGCGAGAACGGCAAGGGCGTTCCGCGTGTTCGGGTCGGCGGCCAAGAAGGAGCCGCGCTGGATCAGATAGGCCGCCGCTTCTTGGAGCTTGCGATCGTCATCGAGCTTTTCGAACGTGCTCGTGAACGTCTTCTTGTGCGTCTCAACGATAACCCCATTCTCCCACTTGCAGTCGATCTTGCCGCCGCCTTGGGAGTAGTTCGATTTCATGATGCGGAGCACGCGATCATCGGTCGGGCCGTCGTCCTCTTCGTCGCCTGACGCCCGACGCTTAGGCTTCGAAAGGAAGATGCGGTTTCTGACCGAGCCGTGCCACGCGGTCGAGCCCGAGAAGTTCGAACCGTCGACCAGCGAGGATTTGGAAGGGTGCGCGGTCAATATGACCCCACCGTTGCGGGGGATGGCGAGCTTGCGGATGATGTTCACGAACGAGCGGACCTGTGAGCGGATGTTCTCGT